ATGTCTAGATGTACAGCACCGGTACATGGTCATCGTTCGGCAAGCGCAAGAGCAGCGTGTCCCGCATGTGGCAGCGGATACGGATCGCGATCGTATTCATCCTTGTCCTACGCACCAACCTATTCCTCCCCGTCTCATGGCGGGGGGGCGCGCAGTAGCGGCGGTTCATCCAACAGCGCAAGGCCGCGCTGGTCGAAACCCGGGTCCTCTGTGGCCTACACCTCCGCCGAGGTACGAACGCTCACACCGGTACGCGAAAATATCGAGAGGCGTGCGACAGTTCCTGATCTACGTGATGTATTTCTTTGTCACGCATGGGACGACCGGAAAGGGTCCGCGAAGGAACTGCATGATGTACTCGAATCGCTCGGTGTTTCCGTTTGGTTCAGCGAGAAAGATATCCTTCTAGGCTCTTCGTTACTGCGTGAAATTGATAGGGGATTGGCGAAGTCTCGAGTAGGAATTGTGCTGGTCACCCCTGCTTTGTTGCGCCGCCTAGCAGCCGAAGGCATCGCCGACAAAGAGCTTTCCGCGCTCCTCGCAAGGGATCTGCTGGTCCCCATCATTCACGACACAACATACGAATCGCTGCGCGAAGTCAGCCCTCTACTCGGTTCGAGAAGCGGTCTGAGCACTGCTGAAGATACCTTTGCAGATATTGCGGCCAAGCTTTCCGAGTTGGTCGCCCCGTAGTTTCACTGTCCATGCGTACGGCTTTACTTACAGGCCCGTTATCAATCGAAGGAGTTGAACACATGAGTATTAAACCTGGCCCTAAACCGATCGCTGAGTCCACCGGCAAAAAGGACCAACGCCGTCGTGTTACTGAAGAAAACAAATCCAAACATCCAGATCTGGAAGTACATAAACACAAAAAAGGTGACTGACCTTAAAAGCAGTGAGGGGGCGTCAGGTAGATTAGGCCGCTTCTGGCCGGCAGCGGTCGTTTACCAACGTCCGCTTCTAGCCGTTAACTGTCAGTTACAATATTTGGAAATAGAGGGTCACTTGGTAGGTTTAACAATCTCACCAACTCGCCGATACACCCTCTTAGTCATCTCCTCGGTTGAATGCCCCAGCAATCGGCTTGCATGCGTCAGCTCGATCTCACTAGCCGCCTTTGGCCGAATGTCCTTGAATTGGAATTGCCGAATGCTGACCGCTAGTGCCGGATCACCATCGGCCGCAGCCTTGATGGCGGCTTTCTCCCGCGCATCGTCCCAGCGGTTGCGCAGCATCTGCTGGCTCATTCGTAACCCTGAGGCGTTGGTGATTAGCGTCGACGTTCTGATGCCGTTGATGGCCCTGCGTTCCTGGAGATCCTCGATAAAGGCACTCAATCCGGACTGAATGCCTTCTTCCTCCAGGCGCAGGCGTAGGCGCTTTTCGGTCTTGCCCTGGCCTATCAGTAAGAATCCATTGTTCAGGTCGGTGGCGGCAATCTTGAGCACGTCTGCGGGGCGTTGTCCTGTCAGGTAGGCCAGGTCCATAGCGTCCTTCAGTTCCTGTACTGCTTCGGTGTAGACCGCATTCCATACGGTCTCGCCGGCGTAGTAGTCCCTGGGTTTTTCCTTGTTGCGGCGAACGCCGAAGCATGGGTTGGCTTTGTCGGTCAGGCCCCACTCTCGCGCAATGGTGAATGCGTGAGAGAGCAGGGCGATTTCTCGATTGGCCCGGACCTTGGCGGTTCTGGCATCGCGGTATTGGGCGATCACCTGGGGGGTGATCGATTCGATAGGGGCGTTTTCAAAGGCCCTCCTGAGTTGCTTGAGTTCCTTGCGGTTGTCCGACTGGGTGCGGATCGATTTGCCGGGGATGATCTCCTTTTCGTACCGGTCGAATACATAGCTCATCAGGTGGTTGGGCTTGGGTGGCGCTCTGCGTTCCAGCCTGGCCCATTCCACCTTGGCCTGATCGAGGTCTGTGCCCAGCGGGATTTCCTTGCGTTTGCCGGCGGCGTCCCTGCCGTCGTAGTAGTACGCCGTCCAGATCTGGCCGTTCTTGCCCTTTCTGATACGACGCACCATGCGCGGCGGCAGGTCGCGGTTGGCTGTGGTTCTCTTGCGCACGGGTCAGCTCACATTCGCAAGGTTGAGCGACCAGACTTCAGTCACGGCACTAGCTGCAGAGGGTTTAACGCCGGCTAACTTCATCCTGGCGTAAACCCGGCCAACGATGGGTCGCCGTGCGCCGGTCAGAACAAACTCCCAATGGTTGTTGGTCAGCCATTGGATTTGTTTGGACGGGAGCTGATAACCCGTGATGGTTGCGAGCTCCTCGTCGGCCAGGGTTTCGCTTTGTAGTTCCATGGTTATGCCTCCTGAGCCTGTTGCGTTGGCTGGTTACCCTTGATCGTCGACGGGTGCTTATACCCCTGAGCAAGCTGCGCGAGCGGCCCACTCTGAGCGTTCAGCGTTGCTCCAAGTGTGGCGGCCCCGCGCAGCTTTGCGTGGGGTATACGTACCTCGGTGGTGCTGCGGGCAAGAGCAGTAATGCCTGCTGCTACGCAGCAGAGGCTCTTTGTTTTCTGAGCGTCGACGCTGGCGGCGTTGCGGAGCAAAGCGGTCATGACTTGGGCGGTGGGCTGAGCGTGCGGCATGCCGCTTTCCTCCGGTTTCTGATAGCGGGCTGGTCCATCCATCTGCTGGCTCATGCCGCTTCCTCCTTTGCTGCTGGCTCCACTAGGGCGGCCATGGCCAGGGCTTGATCGCGCAGCGAGCGTGAGTCTCTTTCGAGCTTTTTCCCGGTCTTGAAGGCGCTGAATGTCTCGGCGGCAATGCGCAGCAGATCCGCGATGGCCAGCAAGGTCTGCCGGTGTGCTGGCTTGAGGGCTCGGCTGTCCTGCAGGTTCTTATGGAGTTCGGCCAGCCTTTGGTTATCGGCTCGAACGAACTTGAGGGCGGTTTTCAACTCGCGCAGTGCTCTCGCGTTGTCCGCTTCGGCAATGGCTTTGCCTTCCTCGATCCCGGTTGCTCGGCCATTGCTTCGGCCAATCAGGTAACCGGCCCAGTAGAGCAGGGCGACGGTGAGTATCAGGCCGATCAGGGCAATGATCTGTATGTGGGTCATGTGGTGTGCTCCGGTGGGTTTGGCTGGTGGTGGCAGCCGTTGGGTTATTGGTCGTGCTCGTTGGCGCCCGCCAAAAAGCCTTCTCAATCATCAGCCTGTTTCATGGACGAACGGCGTCGGAATGGGCATGCTCGACACATTTGATGGCGAGGGGCCATGAGCGATGGTTGGGCCAAAATTTAAAAAACGAATGATTGAGACGTCTCTTTTGGCATTGTGGTGGTTGTTGTTTGGAGCAGCCGCTCTGTGGTTGATGGTTGGCTCGGTGGCTTACTGGGTAAAGCAAGGATGGTTGCCACCCGATACATCTGGTTGGGCTCAGGCCATTGGTGCGATTACCGCTGTGCTTGCGGCGTGGTGGATTAGTGAGCGGGGCCATAAAAAAGCAGAGCTTGCGAAGCGCCAAATAGAACACGCGGAAAAGATCAAAAATGCTGAAGTTCTGCGTACCCTCGCGGCGACTGCGGAAAGCACTTTTCTTCAAGTCGCACACGCGCTTGATCAGTCTCCATGGCGAGATATTGACTATTACCGCGAGGAGATTAGTTGGCTTCTTCCGAGGCTTTCTTCGATGTTTGAATCCGGAGGAGACAGTGACTATATGCAGTTGCTTCACGCGATTAATGACGAGGTCATTCGTGGAAACTCTTACCTCCGTAGACGGATGGTCATTGGACTGCAAAGAGACGCTTCGGTGGAGGACCGTTTTCATAGGGCTTGTAGGGTATTGAGAGAAAAAGCCAACACCTATCTTGAAGAGTTGAAGGCGAAAGATATTGATTGAAGACTTTGTATCCAGGGCCATGTGGTGTGCTCCGGTGGGGTTGGCTGGTGGTGGCAGCCGTTGGGTTATTGGTCGTGATCGTTGGTGTCGGCCTGTTGCTTGGCGTGTTCTTCATCTGCCCGGTAGGCGCGGATGTCGATCAGTGCGGCAACGTGGCGGATGTGTGCGTACTTCGGGGCCTTGCGGCTGCTGTCCAGGGTGGTGACGGGCAGTTGAATGCGGCCACTGCTGATCTCGGCGGCGAACGACTGTTCGTTGAGGTTGCGGAAGTACTGCACGCGGATCTTTTCCAGCGGGATCAGTACGTCGCCGAAGGTGCGATACAGCAGTTCGACGGTGGCGGTTTCCGGTGCTGGCATCAGGCGCAGCGGGGGCTGGTTGGCGTTACTCATTGGCTTGCTGGCTCTCCATGCGCTGGCGGCGTTTCGGGTGGTTCCAGGTGATCAGGCAGTGGGCTTTGGTCAGCTCGCGCAGATGCTCGGGTACCTCAAGGAGCGCAGCGTTGCGCTCCTCTTTGCTCCGTAAGGCGATGATCTGGCGGGCGTACTCCCTAGGCCACGTCACGGCGATCTGCCGGGATAGCGGGCAGGGCGAGGCCCAGTTGCTCGGCGAGCCAGGGAATGCCGGTCTGTCGAACCCGCGTTGACTGGCTGTATTGCAGGCCCAGCTCCGGATGGAACCATTTGCCTTCTTTGGTTCCCAGGTACTCACGGTCGCGCATTGGATAGGCCGGCAGTCGCTCGGCGTTGAGCAAGCCTTTCTCTTGCATCAGGCCGATCAGTTGCGGTCGTGGGATGCCGAAGTACCGGGCCGTTTCCTTGAGGTTGCGATCCATGGTGGCCTCCTAAGCAGCGTGCGCGGCGGGAGTCGCCAGCGCTGCCAAGTGAAGGATGGATTCGCAGACATCCTGGTACATCTGCACGTCGCTGCCCGAGACGGTGAAGCACTTGGTCCGTGGGCTTTTGATGCCGATGCTCAGGATAACGGTGACGCCCTTGCGCGTTCGGGTGCGGTGCACGGCCAGACGAATCGGCAGTTCAAACCCGAGATCCAGATCGAGGAAGCCACCCAGGCACACCACACCAAACACCTGCTCGCGCTGTTGGGCGCTGAAGGCTCCGAACACGCGCTCGGCGTGCCGTGGTGGAGCCAGCTCGGCGTTAGGATCGATTGGGCCGTTGGCGATTTCTTCGATGAAGTCAGCCAGCTTCAGGTGGGCTTTCTTGTCGTTGGCCAGGGTCAGCGTGTGGCGTTCGCTGCCGACCTCGACAACAAAAGTGGTGTCTGCCGGGTTGCGATCAACCTTCAGCCGAAGCTTCAACGCCGTGCGCTGTGGTGAATCGCGCAGGGTGTGGTGGAAGGTTTCGCTCAGGTTGACCTGGGCCTTGAGCAACTGCAGCGTGCGGTTGTCTACTCTGAATTTGCTCATGCTGCGTCGCCTCCGCCGTTCGGATCGAAGGGGGAGGGCCCGCGTTTTTTTGCTACGAGCTTAAGTTTTCTGTCGTGAAGAATAACCAGGCAGCCGGTGTTGGATTGCAGCTGCTCGATCAGTTTTGGGTTTCTGGCGCATGCCGGATGGACGTGCAGTGTCGCGGTGGTGTGCATGGTATTGCCTCGCTCTGTGGTGGAAGAGTGAGGCAAATATCACGCAGTGTGTTTGTCGATGTCAATACGTGGTGTGATTAAATATCGGCCGAGTTATGGAGAAAGCGTGATGACTTCAAAATTCCCCCCACAAGGTGAATGTCTAAAACGTCTTCTTCTGGCACGTGAATGGGGGCGTGCAGACCATTAATGCTGTCTAGCCTATACATCCCATCACGCAGGTAGATGAACTCTTTGATCATTGTTTTACCTGATGCGGTTCGGACCATCACCTCATCACCGCTGTAAAAGCTTTTGTTGGGCTCAATTAGGACAAATTCCCCGTTTTTTATTCGAGGCAACATGCTGTCGCCTGTCACTTTGAGCCCATAAGCATCGGGATCATCGCTGTGGATATTCAGATATCCATCATCATGCCCAGGTGGCAAGGCGAGCTCTTCGAAATAGCCCTCATTACCCAACTGAGCATTGCCTGTAACGGGGACTGTCCCGTCTTTTGCCCATCCGATATTGCTGCTTACAGGCTGCCCTTTGTCGCTAGAGCGGCCGAACTCCCTGACAGCTCGATCCTCAGAGCGAACACGGCCTTGGATATGCTCGGGTAACGATTCAATTTCGGATCGATCGCGGCCCGCCACTAGATCGGGTAATGACACCCCGAGGGCAGTAGCCAGTATTTCTAAATCTTGCAGATTAGGTTGGCGTGTTCCTTTCTCATAATTGCCAATACGAGATTGGGACTCCCACCCACAGGCATGAGCAAGAGCCTGTTGACTCATGCCGGTAGCCTTTCTTAATTGCTTGATGCGATTGCCTAGTGTGTTCATGTGCTTTTTTTACCACGATATGAAATTTATTTTTCACACTTTGCGTGTTGAAAAGTTCACGTTTCGTGCTTAAGATTGCCGCGTGTTATCGGAGACCCCTTATGAACCGTATTGCTGAGCACCGAGAGAAAGCAGGTATTAGGCAAAGAGATTTGGTGGTTGAGCTTGGTTGGACGCAGACGCGTGTTAGCAATTACGAGGCAGGGCGGCGCAATGCTGGCCTATCGGAATGTCGTGCAATTGTTCGTGCGCTAAACAAGCTTGGTGCTGCATGTTCGCTTGATGACGTTTTTCCGCCTGATTTAGGTGTAACTCAAGCAGCTTAGAAAAAAGGCGATCCGAAGATCGCCCAGTTCCTCCCGGCACACACCACCACAGTGTCGCCGGGTCGCGGTTTAGGTAGGCGCGCACACCACATGCAAAAACGTCTACTTCAACCGCGCTTTCAAGGCTCGGAAGCCTTGGGTTGCTGCCTTCTCCACCACAGATTGGGCAGCTGTTGCGCCAGAGGTGAGCAACGGATTGTTCGCCTCGGCACTGTGCCGGTGTCGATCTTGCGGATCTAGCCGGCGTTTGGGCCCTTTCAAGCCACGCGGCAAATGTATCACCACTGCATGCTGCGCGGCACTGGCAACTTTTAAGGATTAATGCCATGAGCCGTATCGCTTTGAACTCTGTTGAGCGGGCCAAGCGGGAAGTCTTGCCGCTCGATCTCGCGCTTTATCATGCTGCCCGGGACTATCCCGGTGGCGCCGCAGCCATCGCCGCCACCACCGGCCGCAACCCGACCACGCTGCAGCACAAGCTGTCTCCCACCCACCCTAGCCACAGCATCAACATTCAAGAATTCGGCGAGATTCTGGAACTGACCAAGGACCGGCGCATTCTCGATGCGGTGCATGCCCTGGTAGGGGACACGATCTGGCAGGAGTTGGCCGAGGCTTACACCAACGACATGCCGGAGACGCTGACCACGGGCATCGCGGTGTATTTCCGTCAGGTTGCCGACCTGGCCGACACCTGGGCCAAGAGTATCGGCGATGGTGTGGTGAGTGATGCCGAGTTGGCCGAAATCCGCCTGCAGGTGTTTCGCGGCATACAGGGGCTGCTGGGCATGTTTAACCGCGCCAGTTACGTCAACCAGACCACTCGGGGGGCGGACCATGGCTGACATTGCGGATTTTGCCAACGATCTGGTGCAAGAGCGCCTTGATCAAGCGCTTGCGGCGCGTCAGTTGCTGAGGCCTGAGTTGGCGGCGTATTCCTTCCTTATCTGCGAAGACTGTGACGGTCCTATTCCCGAAGCGCGCCGCTTGGCGCAGCCCGGATGCACCTTGTGCGTGACCTGTCAGGAGATCGATGAAGTGCGGAGGGCCCGCCATGCTTGATGAGGTCTTGGGGCAGTTCGCCGATTACGGCCTGGAGCCCGCGCAGCCACTGGTGTTCGGCAAGCTCACCCGCTGCAAGACGGCGCAGGATAAGGGCAAGGAGAAAAACGGCTGGTACGTGGTGCATGAGCACTACACCGAGAAGGGCGAGACCCTGATCTTCGGCAGCTTTGGCGACTGGCGTTCGGGTGTGACGCAGAAGATCAAGGTCAAACCCGGGCGGATGAGTGCCGAGGAGCGTGAGGTAATGCGCGCTCGGCAGGAAGAGGCGAAACGCCGGGCGGCGGAGGTGGCGGCCAATGCGGCGCGTCGTGCGGCAAAGCGTGCCGCCGGGTTGTTCAAGCGTATGCCAGAGAAGGGCAAAAGCGCCTACCTGGACCGAAAGCAGATCGTTGGTTTCGGTGTGCGCTATGCACCGCGCTCGGGGGCGTTTCTGGTACCCATGAGCAACGTGCGCGACCAGATTGTCGGCCTGCAGGTTATCTATCCTGAGAAGCAGCAGAACACTGGCCGCGACAAGTCCTATTGGCCTTACGGGATGTCGAAGGATGGGGCCTTTCATTTGGTCGGTCCACACCCGGAGCCTGGTGAACCGATTCTGGTTTGTGAGGGGTACGCGACCGGCGTAAGTCTGCATATGGCGACTTCGCTGACCGTGGCCATTGCCTTTGATGCCGGCAACCTCATGCAGGTGTCCAAGGCAATGCGGGAGCGCTTTCCGGGTCGTCCGATCATTGTCTGTCGGGATGATGACTGGAAGACAACGCGTCCTAACGGAGAACCCTGGAATCCCGGCAAGGAACGAGCGGAGAACGCAGCGGCGGTGGTCGGCGGCCAGGTGGTAGCACCGATCTTTTCCGGCGAGCGGGAGATCAAGTGGACCGACTTCAACGACCTGCACTGCGCCGAAGGTTTGGAGGCAGTGCGTCGACAGGTGCTGGCGGTGGTCAGGCCACCCGCCGCGGGCGGCTGGCGGGATCAGTTGGCCCGCAGCGACAGCGGCGTGCTGATCGCGCACATGCAAAACGTTGAACTGATCCTGAGCAATGATGAGCGCTGGGCCGGGGTGATTGGCTTCTGTTCGTTCAGCGCCAAGATCGTCAAGCTTCGGGTACCGCCCTATGGCGGCGACACCGGCGACTGGGCCGACATCGACGACATGCTGGTGATGAAGTGGCTCGCGCAGCAGTACAACCTGCGGGTCAAGGTCGGCAACGTGATCGAGGCAGTGAGCGTGGTGGCGCACTACCGGGCGTTTCACCCGGTACGCAATTACCTGCGCGGCCTGGAGTGGGACCGCGTGCCCCGGCTCGATTCCTGGCTCACCGAGATCATGGGGGTGGAACCGACCGACTACAGCTCAAAGGTCGGCAAGCGCTGGATGGTCTCGGCGGTGGGCCGGGTGATGGCGCCGGGTTGCAAGGCGGACTCGGTGATGATTCTGGAGGGTGCTCAGGGCGCCGGTAAGTCCACGGCAATGAGCATTCTCGGCGGCTCGTGGTTTATGGACACGCCGTTTACCCTGGGCGACAAGGATGCGTTCCAGGCGATTCGGGGCAAGTGGATTATCGAGCTGGGCGAGTTGGACAGCTTCAACAAAGCCGAATCGACCAAGGCCAAGCAGTTCTTCTCGGCCTCGGTGGACACCTACCGCGAGAGCTACGGCCGCAGAACGATGGACGTGCCACGCCAGTGTGTTTTCGTGGGCACCACCAACCAGGATGAGTACCTCAAAGACGCCACCGGCAACCGGCGTTATTGGCCGGTGGCCTGCACCAAGGTCGACCTGGAGCAACTGCGGCAGATCCGCGACCAGCTCTGGGCCGAGGCGATGTTCTGCTATCAGGCGGGTGATATCTGGTGGGTGATCCGTGATGAAGCGCCGTTGTTCGCCGAGGCGCAGGAAGAGCGCTTTGTGGTGGATGAATGGGAGGTGCCGATTCTGAAGTGGCTGGAAGAGTCGCACCTGGGGGAGACCACCACCGGCAGTCAGATCCTGGCTGAGGTTCTGAAGATCGATCCTAGCCATTGGGACAAGCCAGCGCAGATGCGCGTCGGCTCAATCATGCATCGCCTGGGGTGGCGCAAGAAGCGTATGCCGGCGTTGACTAAGAGCGGCGTGCGCCCTTGGGCCTATCAGAAGCCGACCGGCTGGGGGCGCGGATCTGCATTGCAGGTGGCGCAGATGGAGGAGGAGCCTTGCTTTGATTAAGCGAATCGACGAGATGCTCAAACTCTGGGCTCAGGATCTGCACATGCCTACGACCCTGGCCATCGGCACCGCAGGCGGCGGCAACATGATCGCCATGCTGATGGAGTGCAAAGGCGAGCTGATACGGGGCACCCGGGGCAGCCGGGTGCTGCTGGATGAATCGGCCGATATCGAGCTGATCGTCAACAAGCACCTGCCGCCCGAGCTGGCCCTGGTGGTGATGGAGCATTACTGCAATCACGACAGCTTCTTGGCCCAGAAGTACGCGCACTGTGGTTGCAGTCGTGAGACTTACTACCAGCGCCTGCACCAGGCGCATGTGTTCATCGAGGGCATGCTGATGGGGAAGGTGGCTTGACGCTTACCCTTGGTGCGCTTGTCTCTGTCCTACTGGCTCGCCTTGTCCGACCGCGTTTTAACGCAGCAGGACAAGCGCGGGCTTTGTCATTCCTGGGCTGTCCTACTGTCCAACCTCTCAGCGTGTCATGCGCACACATGAGCGCAACGGGCACACATTACGCGCCGTGGGCGCGCACGCGTGCCTTTCAATTTCTTCTTACAGGCGAGAAAGGAAAGATAGAGGTAGGACAGTAGGGCAGAGCCTTGTATTTCGGGGCCTGTAGCTGTCCTGCCTGACTCGCTATCAGTGGGACAGGCAGGACAGCGCCAAAGGCGCTGAAAGCCGAAATAAAGATATTCGCCGACATTGCCTAGGCGTTCACCCGACATTCACCGGGTGGCGTTAAAACAGGGTTGCTGCCACCGGAATCCACCTGTAAAAAGTAGCCATCTTCGATAGGTGCGACCGCAGAGAGCGGCAGGCACCCACACACCAAACCCGGCCCTTGCGCCGGGTTTTTGCGTTTAAGGGGCAGGCGATGACGAACGAGCAACAAGCGCTTATTGAGATGCCGATCTGGATGGTGATCGTGCTGTCCCTGGTCGGCGGGATTTCCGGCGAGGCATGGCGGGCCGACAAGGCAGGGGTAAGCGGCTGGTCATTGGTTCGCCGCTTGCTCCTTCGATCCGGGGCCTGCGTGGTCTGCGGGCTTTCCACCATGATGTTGCTGCACGCTTCGGGCATGTCGGTCTTGGCGGCGGGGAGTATCGGCTGCCTTACCGCGATGGCCGGGGCCGATGTCGCCATTGGCCTGTACGAACGCTGGGTCGCCAAGCGCTTGAATATTTGATTGAGTTAATTTTACGAGTTTACTCATCACACGTTAGCGAAAAAGTAACATTGATAGCAGCTAACTTTTTTAAGGTAAGTGTGCATGTGCCGTTAAATGATTTTATTGTTTTGTGATTCCCGGCGTACATGGTTTCTTGTTCGTTGTTGAGTGTGACAACTACCCATGATGGGTAGATATGATACACGCCAAGAGTTACACGGTTTTTTATGAGCTCAGCGCTTTCGCCGTCCATCAGCACAAACTCTTTCGCTGGTAACAGTGTCAGCTTCAGTTCGGCGGCTAAGCGTGAGGCGTGTTCATTTTGCTGTACCAGCTCACTAGCAGATTTTGTTAGCGCTTCTGTGAGGTCGGTATTAGCCTTTTCGAGCTCTCGATTTTTAACTTTTAGGCTATCGATGGCCTCCATAGATGCAAGTTGAGCGTCAAGCTTTTCACTTGCACTTTTAAGTCTTTTAATGGTTTCTGGAACTTTCCACTCACTAGCTTCCTTGCGCGAAGAAATTTCATTTTTTAGTTCGTCTAGGTAGTCCATACGGTTTGACCATGTAAGTCCAATAATAGCACTACCTATTACAGCCAAAGCACCAGCAATTAACCAAACTCTTTTCCAGGTTATTTCAACGCTGACAGGGAGTAAAAATGACATAGGGTCCTAATTTTTAATTGGCTTGGATTAAAGTGCCAGCATATACGACGAATGCTCTATATGCATCCGATTGGATTGTATGTCGCTTACATGTGCCGGGGACCCTGGCACGTGCTGCCGGACACGGGGTCGGAAACCCGCGGGACTTCGTTAGCCGCAGGGCTATCAGCTTACTGAAATTCAATCCATTCAAATCGAAAGGGGCGGTTGAAAGCCTCTTAAAGAGGGAGGACTCATGACAGAACTAACCCACCTGGTAAGGAGTGCTTTCACTGCTCGATTTTTCTGCGCAAGTAACTTCGCGTATGTCTGGAAGACGGGCTGATGGTTACGCCTACACCACCAGCTAGGGTCATCAGCCCCTACAACTACCGGTGGCAGCAAACGCGTGAAGGTTTTCTGCGCAAGCATCCGCTGTGTCGCAACTGTGAGCGGCGGGGCATCGTAGAGGCGGCCGGTGTGGTTGACCATATCGTTCCTCACCGCGGTGACATGTCCCTGTTCTGGGACCGCAACAACTGGCAGTCGCTCTGCCTCCCTTGCCACAACTCCTACAAGCAGCGGCTGGAGAAATCAGGGCGCGAGGTTGGCTGCGATCAGGGCGGAAAGCCCCTGGATCCGGGCCATCACTGGAATCGGTGAGCGCGCACCAAAATTGTGCAAAAAATAATCATTTTCGGGGAGGGGGGGCAAAAAATCCTTTCCCGAAAACGTTCTAGACCGTTCGCCCCTCTCTCTGTGCAACGCCGGGAAAAATGGAAAGGGGGGGTATGAAGAGGTTCGGGGGTTAAGGTCCGATTTTCAAGGAGGTTCACATGGCTGGAAACGGTAATTCAGGTCGGACGGCCAAGCCGACAGTGCTGCATTTGTTGGACGGCAACAAGAGCAAGAAGAATTTCAGCGCCTTGATGGATGACCTGACATCCCCGGCGATTCCGGTTCAGGCTCCGCCAATGCCCGACTGCCTTTCCGATGGTGCGGTCGCCGAGTGGGAACGCCTGGTTCCAGACCTGCTGGTCCTGGGGCTGGTGACCAAGCTCGACATGATGGCGCTCGCTAGTTACTGCGAAGCCGTCGCTGATTGGCAGAGCTTCCGTCGCAGGATTGCAGAGGTCAATGCCCAGCACGCCGGCCTGGAACAAGGCGACATCCAAACGTTCGCTACCGGAGCCAAGCAGATTTCCATCTGGCGCCAGTTGGCGAACGACGCCGAGAAACGTGCCAACGCCGCCGGGGCGCAATTCGGATTCTCGCCTATGGCGCGTCGCAATCTGAAAGTCACGGCGCCACAAGGTGAGCTGTTCCCTAATGAGCCAAAAGACGCCGCCAGCAAGTACTTCAGCTGATCTGGACCGCGCCACCGAGTTCGCTCGGGCGGTCATTGCCAAGCAAATCGTTGCTGGCCCCGATGTTCGCAATGCCTGTCGCCGGCACATGCGCGACCTGCGTAGCGGGCACAAGCGTGGCCTGGTCTTCGACTTGGAGTCAGCCAATCGGGCCATCGGCTTTTTTGAGGATGTCCTCTGCCTCAACGGCGGCGAGTATGAAGGGCTTCCCTTCATCCTGGCCCCTTGGCAAGCCTTCATCGTGGGCAGCCTGTTTGGTTGGAAGACAGAGGACGGCTACCGGCGCTTTCGGATCGCCTACATCGAGACTGCTAAAGGCAGTGGCAAGTCGCCCCTGGCGGCGGGCATCGGCCTGTATGGGTTGGTTGCGGACGGCGAGGCTCGGGCTGAGATCTACGCTGCAGCCACGAAAAAGGATCAGGCCATGGTCCTGTTCCGTGACGCGGTGTCGATGGTCGACATGTCGCCGCACCTCAACGCTCGGCTGCATCGGTCGGGTACCGGGGACAAGGTCTGGAACCTGTACTACCCGAACGCGGGTTCGTTCTTCAAACCGATCAGCGCCGACGATGGCCAGTCCGGCCCGCGTCCGCACATCGGGTTGCTGGATGAGGTGCACGAGCACAAGACCGCGACGGTCATCAACATGCTGCGCGCTGGTACCAAGCACCGGAAACAGGCGCTGATCGTGATGATCACCAACAGCGGCTCGGACAAGACCAGCGTTTGCTGGGAGCACCACGAACTGGGCTCGCGGATCTGTGCGGGCAAGGAAGACAACGACAGTGTCTTTGCCTTCATCTGCAGCCTGGACAAGGGCGACGATCCGTTCAAGGACGAAAGCTGTTGGCCCAAGGTCAACCCGAGTCTGGAGTTTGCCCTCGACGGCCAGGTCGATGGGATCCCGGGTCGCAAGTACTTGCGTGAACAGGTCGCCGAAGCCCGCGGTATGCCGTCGAAAGAGGCGGTGGTCCGGCGACTCAATTTCTGCGAGTGGACACAGGCCTCTGCGCCCTGGATTTCATGGGACGTCTGGAGTCAGGCCGCGCAGCGGGTGCGGATGTCGGTGCTGCGTAACCGCCCTTGTGTGGGCGGACTTGACCTGTCCAGTACCACGGACCTGACCGCTTTTGTGCTGCTGTTCTTCCCGACATACGAGGATCCGCACTGGCGGTTGCTGCCGTATTTCTGGATCCCGGATTTCCAGCTGGCTGATCGAGAGAAGCGCGACAAGGTGCCTTACCTGGCCTGGATCAAGGCCAAGGAGCTGGAAACCACGCCGGGCAAGGCCATCAGCAAGCTGTTTGTGCTGCGGCGGTTGCAGACCATCTGCGGCTACTTCGACGTGCGCAAGATCGCCTATGACCGCTGGCGTATCGAGGATCTTCAACAGCTGATGGATGAACACGACATTTGCTTGCCGGAGATCGCGCCCTTTGGCCAGGGCTACAAGGACATGGGCCCCGCGGTGGACGAGTTTGAGCGGCGTCTGCTGGGCAACATCGAGCGTGCGCCACCTTTGCTTGATCCTGACGCTGAAGACGCCGAGTTGATCAGCGATGCCACGGTGGCCGATCTCGTTGAGCCACTCCGGCACGACGACAACCCGGTCATGACCTGGTGCGCGAGCAACGCGGTCATCACCGCCGACCCGGCCAACAACCGCAAGGCGGACAAGTCCAAGGCCATCGGGCGCATTGACGGCATTGTCGCCAGCATCATGGCGACGGGCATCAGCGGGTCGGTCCCTGTGGCTTCCTCGGGTAAATCTATCTATGACGAAGGGGTAAGCATTTGACTCTTATCGCATGGGCCGCTTGGCTCGCTGGCGCGCTAGGCTTCGGCCTGCTCATTGCCGGTATCGCGTTGATCCACATACCGGCGGCGTTCATCGCGGCCGGGCTCTGCCTGCTGTTCTGGGCCTACATTGCTGATAAGGCCGCTGCGGCCTTGCACAACAAACAATCCCCCGGAGGTGGCTGATCATGTTCTTCAGCAATCTACTGGCGCCCCGTGACGGGCTTACGGTCAATGACGGTGCCGGATTGTGGAGCAGCCTCATTGGCTCTGTCCGGTCTGCGGCGGGGGTGAAGGTCACCGCGGAGAGCGCACTGGCGATTACCGTCCTGCAGAACTGCGTCACGCTGTTGGCCGAGAGTGTGGCACAGCTGCCGCTGGAGATGTACCGGCGCATGGGGGAGGGCAAGCGTGAAGCCGCCTTGAATCATCCGCTGTATGACGTGCTTCGCTACCAGCCCAACCCCTGGCAGACGCCTTATGAATACCGGGAGTGCAGCCAGCTTGCCGTGGGGTTGCGGGGCAACGCTTATAGCTTCATTGATCGGCACGACGACGGATCGGTGAAGGGGCTCTACCCCCTGCACAACGATAAAGTCAGCGTGCTGAAAGGGGCTGACTTGATGCCGTATTACCGGATCGGAGCGCAAGACCCGGTGCCCATGCGGCTGATTCACCATGTGCGCTGGCACACCAAGAATCACTACACGGGCATGTCGCCGATTGAGCTGCATGCCGATGCTGTGGGGCTGGCCCAGGCAGTGCGGCAGTATGCCGGCAAATCCTTCCAAAACGGCACGGCTGTCAGCGGTGTGATCGAGCGGCCAAAGGAGGCCGTAGCCATCAAGAGTCAGGCCGCGATTGATCACATTCTTGATCAGTGGGGGAGCAAGTTCTCGGGCATCGACAACGCCAAGAAGGTCGCGATGCTTCAGGAGGGGATGACCTTCAAACCGGTGTCCATGAACAACGTCGATGCCGAGCTGCTGGGCATTCTCAAGGTGACGGGCACCGACTTGGCGCGGATCTACAAGATACCCCCGCACATGATCAACGACCTGGAGAAGGCCAGCTACAACAGCCTGGAGCAACTGCTGATCCAGTATGTGATTTTCGCCTTGCTGCCCTGGGTCAAGCGGCATGAGGAGGCGATGATGCGCGACTTCCTGCTGCCTGCCGAGCGCCGCGAATACTTCATTGAACACAACCTGTCCGGCCTGCTGCGCGGTGACCAGAAGAGTCGCTACGACTCCTACGCCGTGGGGCGCCAGTGGGGTTGGCTGTCGATCAACGACATCCGCCGCCTGGAAAACATGCCGCCAGTAGCCAACGGCGACAGCTATCTGCAACCGCTCAACATGACCGACGTGGCCCACGGGCTGCCGAATCTGCACAACCCCGACGTCCGTGCCCAGCTTGAACAGCAGCGCGACGACATAGTGAGGATGCTTGCCGCATGAAACAACATCTGCGCGCCGCCAGTCTGCTGTTCAATCAGCCGCTGTTGATTACCCCGGACATGCTCGATCTGGCTGTCCGCTGGGCCAACCAGGCCATGAGCCTGAATATCGTCAACCTCAACCTGTCCGGTGCTGGAGCAGATCCGGGCACGAAGCTGGGTTTCTACGACGATGACGACGGGCCGAGTCCTGCCGAGCGGCTTGAAGAACAGCGGCGTTCAGCCGTTGCTCAGACTGGCGTTGAGGTGATTCCGGTTCACGGCTTTCTGGTCAGTCGCGCCAATCACCTGAACGTGTGCGAAACCATGACCAGCTATGAGGGGCTGCGCGCCTCGCTCAAGCAGGCAGTTGCCGACCCTATGGTCGAGCGCATCGTGCTGGACATCGACAGCCCTGGCGGCAGTGCGGTGGGCTGTTTCGAGTTGGCTGCTGATATCCGCGCCGCCAGCCTGATCAAACCCATCACTGGCCTGGTCAACTTCTCGGCGTACTCGGCGGCCTATTTCATCGCAGCGGCTTGCACTGAGGTGGTAGTGAGCCAGACCTCGGGGGTGGGTTCGATTGGCGTGATTGCCAGCCACATGGACCGTTCGCGAATGCTTGAGGGGGCTGGGGTGAAAGTCACCACGGTCTATGCCGGTGCCCACAAGAATGACCTCAACCCCAACGAGCCACTGAGCGAGCAGTCGCTGGCGTTTCTCAATGCCGTCGTGCAGGAAAACTATCAATTGTTCACGGGTGCGGTTGCCCAGTACCGCAACCTCGACGTGGCCCAGGTTATTGCCACGGAGGCCGCCTGCTACTGGGGGCAGGCCGCAGTCGAGGTCGGGCTTGCGGATCGGCTGGAGTCGCCGCAGATGGCGGTGGATGGCATCGCCCGTGCGGTTGCGCTCAGCCGTGCCCAGCGCTCGCCCGTCGCCCAAGCGCGGCAACGCATCGCCGTACAGGCCGCGGCTTTTGCAATCCAAGCCCAGGCTTGAGCCTCACTCACTCTGACCGCGTTCGCGGCAGTGGTACCCAACCGCCAATTGGCGGTTTTTTATTGCCCAGGAGGCAACAGCATGTCTTTAGTCACACAACTGCGTAGCGAACGCGCCCGGCTCAACGGTGAGATTCAGGCGCTGGCCAAGATCGAAGCCGACGGTGGTTCGCTGTCTGTCGAGCAGCTCGCTCAGTTCACTCAGCTCGGGGCCGAATTCAATGCCCTGGGCGACAAGATCGCTCGCGCCGAGTCGGCCGAACGTGCCGCCGCGGCCAGTGCGACTCCGGTCGAGGAGGGGGCTCAAGGCATCAACGGCCCGCCCCGTGTCGCTGGCCCCTATGCAGCCAAGCCTGTCCCTGGGGCCAATATGGCGCAAATGGTGCGGGTACTGGCCGCCACTCGGGGCGATCAGCACGCCGCGGCCAAGATGGCTCACGACTCCGGAATGAACCCCGAAATTGCTATGGCCCTCAGCACTGTGACTCCGGGGGCTGGCGGTGTACTGGTGCCGCAGGGATTCTCCAGCGAGGTGATCGAACTGCTGCGACCGAAGTCGGTGGTGCGCAGCATGGGTGCGGTTTCGCTACCGCTGCAGAACGGCAGCCTGACTATTCCGCGCATCAAGGGCGGCGCAATCGTCGGTTACATCGGCAGTGAAGAGGACATGCCCGCCACCGGCATGCAGTTCGATGACCTCAAGCTGTCGGCGAAAAAGCTGGCCGCGTTGGTGCCCATCAGCAACGACCTGTTGAGCTACTCGGGCGTAAACCCGAATGTGGATCGTCTGGTGGTGAACGACCTGACCAGCGCCGTGGGCCTGGCCGAGGATCTCTCTTTCCTGCGAGGTGCTGGCACCGGCAACCTGCCCAAAGGGCTGCGGTTCTGGGCGCCTGCTTTCAACGTGTTTGATGCACCCACTGATCAGACCGTCGCTGCGGTCGAGCTGGCGCTTTCTGCCCTGATCCTGCGTCTGGAAAACGCCAACTCCAACATGCTGGCGCCGGGGTTTGTGATGGCGCCTCGTACCAAGCGCTGGCTGTCGGCGCTGCGTGTAGGTGACGACGGCAAGGGCGCCAAAGCCTATCCGGAGCTGGAAGAAGGCAAGCTCAAGGGCTTCCCGGTGGCGACTACCACGCAAGTGCCGATCAATCTGGGGGCTGGTGGTGATGAGTCGGAAATCCATTTTGCTGATTTCGCCGACTGCTTCATTGGTGAGGATGACGCGATGGTCATCGACTTCAGCAAGGAGGCTACCTACAAGGATGCCGGCGGCAACCTGGTGAGCGCCTTCCAGCGGGATCAGACCCTGGTGCGTGTGATTGCCAAGCACGACTTCGGCCCGCGCCATATCGAGTCGGTGGCGGTCATGACCAAGGTCAAATGGGGCAGCACCCTTTAACCCTCTCGGCCCGGCGTGCCGGGCCAACCCTTTTCCCGATTCGAGGTTCAGCTCATGTCCGTTGCAGCATTAATCATCGTGTTGTTCATCAAAGCTTGGCGCGGCTACGCCCCAGGCGAAATTGCCGGCTTCAATGAAGAGACTGCCGAGGGGCTGATTCAGGGCGGTTTTGCAGAGGAATATACCGGCGCGGAGGGTCGGTCGCCCGCAGCCAGTGGCAAGTCTTCTACTCGGGCCAAAGCCCCGGCGAAGTCCAAGCCTCAGACCAAGGACAAGCTTGAAGGCGCTCCTGACTCAGCAGCCCCCGGTACAGAGTCTGGTAATGAGGGGGCAGGCGGGGCTGACAACGCTGGCGATGCTGATCCTGAGAAGGATGAGTCTGCCGACGATGAGAAGCCCTAGTCATGGCCCTGCTGATCAGCTACACCGGGCCGGAGCCGCTGACGTATGACGATGTGGTCGCTCAGTGCCGGCTGGATCCCGACGACGATGACACCGCCGAGCGTGATCTGATCGAACGGATTGTTATCCCTGCGGCCCGTGGACTGGCAGAGGAGGCAACCGGTGCAGCGATCCGCAAGGGGCAGTATCGTGAACATCTGCCGAAAGTCCCCGCAGGCAGTGCTTTTGCTGCCACCAAGGGCCAGGCTTTCGAATTGCAGAGCATTGCCCTTGGTGCCACGGCGGGGGCGGCGTTGCTTGATCCTGCTGCGGCCTACCTGGTCAACGGCGGTAAGGAGTCGTTTGTTTACACCCAGCAGGGCCTGCCGTGGCGGGATGTGGTGGGTAGCTGCCCTCAGGGATTGATGGTCACCTATCAGGCGGGCATCGAGATAGAGGACCACCCCTCTGTTCGGCACTATCTACTCCTGGCCGCCGCCTGGGCTTACCGGCATCGCGAGTTGCTGGTACTTGGGCAAACCCTCAACGAGTTGCCAGACCGTTACCTGTTGACCTTGCTGGCGGGTATCACCGTTCCGCCGAGGATCTGATATGGCCTTACGCGAACCCGGGGCGGGCGAGCTGAATCGGCGGGTGCGAGTCCGTCGCCGGTCGGATTTGCCCGCCGACAATATTGGACTCGACTCTGTTTTCTCCGAAAGCAAATGGCGCTGGGCGATGATCGTTCCGGCAGGAACGGGTGTGTATGTCGATGGCATCCAGACCGACAATAAATTCACCCACTGGATAACCCTGCGGTTCCTGAAGGGGGTCACCAGTGACCATGAGGTGGTACACGGCAGCACCCTCTACCGGGTCAAGCGCAGTGCCGATATGAACGGCAGCCATCGCTTTACGCTGCTGCAGGTGGAGGAGCTGGGCGAGGCTCAGGCAGGAGGCAACATCTATGTCTAACTCTGCCTCGGTCGAGGGCTACCTGCACTTCGAAGGCTTCGACAACTTCCTGCGTGATGCCTTCGACAAGAAGGCGATCCGCGCCGGGATGCGCAAGGCTGGCCGCTTGGTCACCCAACGGGCGCAGATGAACCTCGCCCTAGGAAAGGGCCAGGAAGGCTACCCGGTCAATCGTACCGGGGCGACCTTGGAGTCGATTGCTTTCAAGGTGTCCCGCTCGGGCTTTCTTGTGAAGATAGCCCCCCGGAAAACTGCGGCCATGGCTGAGTTTTACCCGGCCTACCTGCACTATGGGGTTAAGCGCGGCAGGCGCCTGGGCAAGCTGGCGCCGGGCAAGGGCAGAGGAAAGTCCAACCGGCGTGCAGCGGGTGTTCGTGGGGCGGCCCTGGCGGAACGTGCGGCGGGGGAGTGGCGTATAAAGCCGCGTGACAACTATATGGCTGATGCGCTGCAGGACTCAAATTCTGATGTGAAGGGGATCCTCTCGGCAGCTTTCGCGGATGCTCTGCGGTAGTCGGGCTGCAAGCTACAGATCATTTGCGTTAGGATCCCGCCTTTAACATGGAGTGTGAGTTATGAGTGGTCTGCCGTTTACTGCAAAGGGATCAACAGGGGAAATTACGTTCACTGGTTCGGAGGTTTTAATCCGTCGAACTGGTGTGCTGGGGGCGCTAAGTCAGTTTTCTGGGCGGGGGCGAGGAAATAAGGACATCCCTCTTTCAGCGGTTACAGGCATTCGCTTAGAGCCTGGTTCGCTGATGAATAAGCCTTTCATCCAGATTATCCACTCGGGAAGTTTGGAGACACAGGGAGGTGCTAGCGCTGCAGCACAAGATGACAATAGTGTCTTTTTCTCCAAAGGTGTGACCGGGGACTTTGAACGTCTGAAGAGCCTAATTCTTGAGGCGATCAGGGCGGCAAAAGTTCAGCCCCAAGCCAGTCAGCCGGCTGCGCCTGCTGCTGAGGACTTGACTGAAACACTCAAGAAACTTTCAGGTTTGAAAGATGCGGGTGTTATCAGTGAAGAAGAGTTCGCAGCAAAGAAATCCGAAATCTTGGCTCGGCTTTAACTACTACAAAGTAAACCACTATAAGCCTCGCGGTAGCGAGGTTTATATGCTCCATGGTTTTAGCGAATGTGGAGTAGGTAAAGTCTTTTTATGCGAGTAATGATAGAGCAAAGCCTAAGGCTGGCTCTTTGATTACAGGGGAGTCATAAGTGTTACAGCTATTGTGGGTCTTGTGTCATTGGGACGATTGGGAGACTTTAATAATACTTGCCGTCCCGTTCCAGCTTTACGCTTTGTGTTTCATGTCGATCTCAATGTTGATCTTTCGTTTTCGTGGTCGTATTCCTTATTTGATAACTTGCGTCTTGGCGTTTGTGATTGCGGGGTGGCCTGCTGCGAATGTCTTATGGGCGACTTTGCCTTACTCGCTCGACTATAAGGACTACCGGGAGAATCTTCGGCAGGTGAGAGAGCAAGAGCGCTTGCAGCAAAAACTTGCGGCAACAGATGTTGATAAGCAACCCGTCCAGTTGGCGGGCGGGATGGCAGGACTGGAGTCAATGAAGATTTTTATGGCACTGGTTTCATACCGAGCTAATTCCAAACAGCCCCAAGAGAGTGACCAGCAACCTGAAGATAAGGAATTCTTACAGACTCAAAAAACATCGCAGACTGTTGACGTTCAATCTGTAAGCAATCCTGAGAATGCTCTAGGAGAGGTTTCAGATTCTTCAGGACGGCGATAACAGTTTTTTAAAAGAGCCTCGCACAAGCGGGGCTTTTTTATGCGCGGAGTTTACCCCTAATGAAATTAAACCCTGTTGTTGCCCAGTTGCGGGCGACCTGTCCGACCTTTGCCCAAAGGGTCACGGGCGGTATTGATTGGGATGCCGTGGCAGAAAGCGCGAAGTTGGATTTGCCTGCCGCCTACGTGATCGCATCCGCCGATGCGGCAGACGATAACCAGGCACAGAACACAGTGCTTCAGCGAATCACGGACCAGTTCGCTGTTGTTGTCGTTCTTGAGGCCACGGACGAACGAGGGCAGGAAGCCAACGACCTGTTGCACGACATCAGGGCCGAATTGTGGCGCTCGCTGATTGGCTGGAAGCCTGCGCCCGAGTACACGCCTCTGGAGTACGGCAAGGGCGCCTTGCTCCACATCAGCCGCGCTCGGGTCGTGTATCAGATGACCTTCGTCGCTGCCTTCCAGCTTGGACGCAACCTTCCCCAGGAACCTGCCGAAACCTGGGCCGAGCTGGCGGCGGACGGCCTGGTGCCGTTTGAGGGGGCGACTTTTAACATGGACTGCATCGATCCGGCGGATCCCAACCTGCGCCAGCCCGGCCCGGATGGGCGCATTGAAGTCAAATTTTCAGGAGACGCAACACCATGACCCAGCGCATCACAGTGGTACCGGCCTCGGGCCGTGCAGTGCCTGACCCAGAAGCCGGCGATTTGTTGCCGGCTGAGGGGCGGGAAGTTCCGGATAACGCTTGGTGGCGCCGTCGCCTGTTGGATGACGACGTGACGCTCAAGCCAACCAAACCCGCCAAGGCCGTCGCCGCGGCGACTCAAGAGGGGCCGAAGTAATGGCTATCGGATTCAGCAACATCCCCGCGGATATCCGCGTTCCGCTGTTCTATGCGGAAATGGACAACTCCGCAGCAAACACCGCCGCCTCGGCCATGCGCCGCTTGATCGTCGCCCAGGTGAACGACAACGCCCCCAGCGAGGGTGTCGGCAAGTTGGTGCTGGTGCCCAGCGTGGCATTGGCGAAAAACATCGGCGGCCAAGGGTCGATGCTTGCCGCGATGTACGACACCTGGCGCAAGGCTGACCCTATTGGCGAGATCTGGTGTCTGCCGCTGCTGAGCACCGAGGGGGTCAAGGCGGCGGCCAAGGTCACTCTGTCCGGCACTGCCACCGAGGCTGGTCTGTTGAGTCTGTATGTAGGCGGTGTTCGTGTTCAGGCTGCCGTCACCGCGGCAGCAACTGCCCAGGTGGCCGCCTCGGCACTTGCGGTAAAAATCAACGCCGCCGCCGATCTTCCAGTGACTGCCGCTGCTGCTGCCGGCGTCGTGACGCTCACCTGCAAATGGTCGGGCGAGAGCGGCAACGATATCAGCATCGTCCTGAACCGCCTGGGTAAGACCAATGGCGAGTATACCCCGGCGGGGTTGACCGTTGAGCTGATCCAGATGCTGGGCGGCGCGGGCGTTCCGGATCAGGTAGACGCCATTGCGGCGTTGGGTGATGAGCCCTTCGAATTTATCTGTGTGCCCTGGTCCGATACCACCACACTGAACCAGTGGCGGGCGGTCATGGATGACAACGCGGGGCGCTGGAGCTGGGCAAAGCAGTTGTTCGGTCATGTGTACAGTGCGAAGCGAGGCACCGTCGGCACCTTGGTGGCCGCCGGTCAGGCGCGCAACGATCAGCACATCACCATCCAGGCCCTGGAAAACGGTGTGCCGCAGCCGGTGTGGGTCCAGGCCGCGGCCCTGGCGGCACGGACGTCAGTCTTCATATCCGCCGATGCCAGCCGCCCCACGCAAAGCGGGTCGCTGCCCGGCCTGGATCCGGCCCCGGCCAGTGAGCGTTTCACCCTCACTGAGCGTCAGTCGCTGCTGAGCTACGGTATCGCTACCGCGTACTACGAGGGGGGCTATGTGCGTATTCAGCGCTCAATCACCACCTACCAGAAGAACGCCTACGGCCAGGCGGATAACTCCTACCTGGACAGCGAAACCATGCACCAGTCGGCGTTCATCATCCGCCGGATGCAAAGCGTGATCACCAGTAAATATGGGCGCCACAAGCTGGCGAACGACGGTACCCGGTTCGGCGCCGGCCAGCCGATTGTCACGCCGAGCACTATCCGCGGTGAGCTGATTGCTCAGTACGCCAAGCTGGAGCTGGAAGGGCACGTGGAGAACGCCGAGCTGTTTGCCGAGCACCTGGTGGTCGAGCGTGACTCACGCGACCCGAGCCGCGTGAACGTTCTGTTCCCGCCGGATTACATCAACGGCCTGCGCATCTTCGCGTTGCTCAATCAGTTCCGCCTGCAGTACGACGCGGCGGCGTAACGCAGCCATTGCACCTACAGCCCGCCATGAGCGGGCTTTTTCATTCGGGAGAAGACCATGGGTCAATTAGTGGCGGGTACCGCCTACGTCAAAGTCGACGGTGCGCAGCTCACCATCACTGGCGGGGCTGAGGCTCCGTTGATGACGGTGAAGCGAGAGACGGTCGCGACGGGTTTCTACAAGGAAGAAGACCTGCCGCCGTACCTGAAGATGACAGCCATCCTGTCCCCGGATCTGGACTTCAAGAAGATCGTCAACGGGCGTGACATGACGGTCACCTGCGAGTTCAAGAACGGCAAGGTGTTCGTGCTGGCAGGGGCCTATCTGGTCGGGGAGCCCTCTTACAAGGGCGATGACGGTACCGCCGAATTTGAATTCAACGGCATCAAGGGGACCTGGCAATGAGTCAAGCAATCAAGCTGCAGGCGCCGATTGAGGCCCACGGTGAAACGCTGGTCGAGCTGACCCTGCGCCGCCCGACAGTGCAGGAGGTGCGGGCCATCAAGGCGCTGCCCTACAAGATCGACAAAAGCGAAGAGGTCAGCCTCGACATGGATGCCGCCGCCAAATACATCGCGGTGTGTGCAGGCATCCCGCCTTCGTCGGTCAACCAGTTGGATCTGGTCGATCTCAACGCCTTGAGCTGGGCGGTGGCCGGTTTTTTCATGACTGCGGCGTCCACGCCATCGACGACCTGATCGCGCTGGCCTACGACCTGGCCTGGTTCTGGAAGATCGACCCCGAACAGATGATGGCCAGGCCCCTGGACCTCATTCTTGAATCGCTGAGCCACGCCCAGCGGATAAACCAATACCAGCAGGTGCAGTGATGGCGGATAAGTTCCAGCTCAAGGCGTTGATTACGGGCGTTGACAAGCTGTCGCCAACGCTCACCGGGATCCGCAAGAACGTCGCGGGCTTTCGCAAACAGATGGAAAGCTCCGGCCTGGGCAAGATTGGCTTTCGGGATCTGCTGCAGGGCGGGGCATTTGCTGCGCCCTTTGTTGCTGGGATGAAGGCGGCCATCGACTTTGAGTCGTCCATGGCGGACGTGCGCAAGGTGGTGGATTTCGACACTCCGGAACAGTTCAAGCAGATGGGCCAGGACGTGCTTGGAATGTCTGAGCGGATGCCGATGGCGGCGAGCGGCATTGCTGCGATTGTTGCTGCAGGCGGGCAGGCCGGCTTTGCTCGGGAAGAGCTGAAGCAGTTTGCTGAAGACGCGGTAAAGATGGGCGTTGCCTTTGACCAGACCGCCGACCAGTCCGGCGACATGATGGCCAAGTGGCGAACCTCTTTCAAAATGACCCAGCCGGAAGTGGTCGCGCTGGCGGACAAGATCAACTATCTGAGCAACACCGGGCCTTCGTCAGCGCAGCAGGTCGCGGACATCGTGACCCGCATCGGCGCGCTGGGTGGCATCGCGGGGCTTTCCTCTGGGCAGATCGCCGCTATGGGGGCCACCCTGGCGGGGGTGGGCGTGCCGAGCGAAGTCGCTGCAACAGGGATGAAGAACTTCATGCTCGCCCTGACCAAGGGCGGCGCGGCAACCAAGCAGCAATCACAGGCGTTCAAGTCGTTGCGCCTCGACGTGAAGCAGGTAGCCAAGAGCATGCAGCAAGACGCTCAGGGCACGATTAAGGACGTTCTTGATCGCATCGCGAAGGTTGACCCAGCAAAGCAGGCAGGCTTGCTCACACAGCTTTTCGGCACTGAGTCGGTGTCGGCGATTGCTCCCATGCTGACCAACCTGGATCTGTTGAAAACCAGCTTCTCCGCGGTAGGGAAAGAAGGCAAGTTTGCTGGCTCGATGCAGCTTGAGTATGAGACGCGATCCAAGACGACGGCCAACGCCTTGCAACTGATGCAGAACCGGGTGAATCGGTTGGGGGTTGAAGTCGGTGCAGCTCTTTTACCGCCGCTTAATAGTCTGCTTGCAGCGGTCGGTCCGCTGATCTCCCAGGTGTCAGCACTGGCGGCAGAGCATCCTGAGGTAATCAAAGGTGTCTTGGGGGCAGGCATTGCTTTTACAGCAATGAGCGTGGGTGTTTGGGCCGCGGTCGCTGCAACGAAGGTGCTTAACCCGCTGATTAAAGCTAACCCCATGGTTAGGATCGCAACACTGATTGCTATGGCTGTTGGGTTAATTATCGCCAACTGGTCCACCATCGGGCCGTACTTCCAGGCGCTGTGGGAGAAGATCAAGGGACCGGCCATGGTGTTGTGGGGCTGGTTTAAACAAGCCTTCGCCTTCACTCCACTGGGCCTGGTGATTGAAAACTGGGGGCCGCTGACTGAGTTCTTCAAGGCCATCTGGGGGGTGTTGGTTGCGATCTCGGGCCCGGCTTGGGATCTCATAAAGCACATGTTCGACTGGTCCCCGTTGGGGATCATCATCCAGAACTGGGAGCCGATCACCGCCTGGTTCAAGGGTTTGTGGGAAAAAATCAAACCCATCATTGAGCCGATCCTGCGCTTTATGGGCGCCGGGGAGGGGGGGGACGGAATCATCAAGACCGCGACCGACAAGGCCAACGCCTTCGCTGAGGAGCAGCGCAAGCGCAATGCCGGGGAGGGCGGCGGTACCGGTGACTTCCTGCGCTCGGACGCGGCGAAGGTCATGCAAGAGCGGCAATCGTTCTTGAACAAGACCCAGGGCGGGGCCAGTGCCGGCGATCTGTTGCGGGCGCCGGGCAAGGTTCCGCCACCGGGTAGCCTGCTGCAGCAGACTGCCGCTGCCAACGCCCAAAGCCTGAAGGGCCAGATCGATATCAACCTCAACGGGGCGCCGCCCGGATCCACGGTCGAAGAGTCGAAAACCAACCAGCGCGGCTTGAACATCAAGCCGAACGTTGGGCGGCGCACTGTCGGCGCAGAGAGGTAGCAGAATGGAAAGGACATGGCGCGACGAACTGCTGCCGGCGTCATTCAGGGGCATCAGCTTTCTGGTTGACCGGGCGGCGGTGCCGGTGGGCATGAAAGGCCAGTTGCACGAATTCCCCCAGCGGGATGATCCGTACTTTGAGCAGTTGGGCCGGCAGTCGCAGGTTCACGCCCTGACGGTGTGGATCATCGGTGACGACTGTTTCGAGCGGCGGGATAAGTTTCTTGAGGCAGTCCAGACTCGGGGCGTTGGCGAGCTGGTGCACCCCTGGCTCGGGCGAATGCAGGTCAAGGCCGGCGAATGTGAGATGAACCACAGCCGGCGCGAGGGTGGCCTGGTCGCCTTCGACGTGGTGTTTTATCCGGATAAGCCGCTGCAATTCCCGGTGGCCCGGGTCAATACCCAGCAGCAGGTGGTCAAGTCGTCGGAAGGTCTGCTGGACTCCGCGCTGGCCCGATACAAAGCGGCGATGGCGAAAGTTGATCAGGCCCGCCTGGGCATCATCGGTTTGCGCAATAGCTTGTCGAGCGTCTACAGCGTGATTCAGCAGCAGTTCGCGCCGCTGGTGGGCCTGTTCACGAACCTCAGTGGTTTTGTGCAGTCGCTGATCAACTCGCCCGGAGCGCTGGGGGCGTTGTTCTCCAGCTACTTCAGCGACTTCACCGGCCTGGACTTCTCAAGCCCCGGATCCAGTTATCGCGGTTCCATTGCGTCAGCGACACAGCACAGCGAGGCGGTGACGGGCATCAACACGGTCAGCCAGGCCGCAGGGGCTGACACGAACGCAGCCGCACAGGCTACGGCTGACCTGGTGCAGGACGCGCTACTGGTACAGGTGGCACTGATCGTCAGTGAGATGCCGGTGGCGAGTCAGCCGGTATCGAACGACTCCACCCCATCGGTTGATCAGCAGGCTGTGCAGCCGGTTGAACGGCCCGAGGTGCCCGTGGCGGATGATGTCATTGAGCTGCGGGACAGCCTGAGCGAGGCGATCTATGAGGCCTCCCTCAAAGCGGACCCGCGGCACTATCAGGCCCTGACCAACCTTCGCCAGACGCTGGTGAAGCACCTGACCGCCGTCGCCCAATCTGGCGTGCGGCTGGTGGAGATCACCCCCGCCGAAGCGCTGCCGGCCCTGGTGCTGGCTTACCGGCGCTTCGGCGACGCCACGCGGGCGGGGGAGGTGGTGCAGCGCAACCGCATTCAGCACCCCGGCTTTGTGCCGCCGGTCACGCTCAAGATCGCTCGGGAGTAACCCATGCTCGATACACAGAACGTCGTCAACCTCACGGTTGACGGTGTGGATTACAGCGGCTGGAAATCAGTGGAAATCTCGGCAGGGCTGGAGCGCCAGGCCCGGGACTTCAACCTCGGTATTACATGGAAGTGGGGCGATCAGAAGATCGAGGTGCCGATTAAACAGGGTGCAAAGTGTCAGGTTCGGATCGGTGATGACCTGGTGCTGACTGGCTGGGTGTTCGGTACGCCGATCAGCTATGACGACAAGCAGATCACTCGGTCGGTCACCGGGCGGTCGCTGCCGGCGGATCTGGTGGACTGCGCCGCGGTGAACAAGCCGGGGCAGTGGAATAGCCAGGGCGTGCTGTCGATCGTCAAGGCGCTGGCCGCGCCCTACAAGATCGCCGTGCGCAGCGAGATCCCCGAAAGCTCGAAGCTGTCCGACCACACCATTGAGCCCGGCGAGTCGGCGTTTGAGTCCATTGACCGGCTGTTGACGCTGTTCCGGGTGTTCTCTACGGATGATGCCCGCGGTATGGCGGTGCTCGCCAAGCCGGGTAGCGAGGGGCGGGCCTTCGATGCGCTGGCTGTGGGGCGGAACATCAAAGCCGGCGATGCTCCGCTCGACTTCTCGGGGGTGTACTCGGAGTACCAGGTGCTGGGGCAAAAGACCGGCACCGACGAAGAGTTCGGTGAAGCCGCGGCGGAAGTGTCGGCCAAGGTTACGGACGAACGAACGACCCGACGGCGCGTGAAGATTATTCAGGAGTCGGGGCAGGTCACCCAGGAGCTGGCCCAGGCCCGGGCCAACTGGGAGCGCAGCACACGGATGGGCAAAGCGCTTTCTGCGACCTACACGGTGCAGGGCTGGCGGCAGTCGAACGGCCAGCTGTGGAAGCACAACATGATCGTGCGTGTAGTGGATCCGATCATTGGCTTCGACCGCGACATGCTGATCGCCGAGATCACCTACAGCCTGAGCGACCACGGCATGACCACGAAAATGCTGGTCGGCCCACCGGATGGTTTCGAGCCCGAGCCGGACGACTCCCACAAGAACCGCAAGCTGAAGAAGGGCGGCAAGGGCGACAACTTCGAATACCTGATTCCCGCTGACTATGAGCCTAAAAAATGAGCCTGATGAAGATGCTTGCCCGCGGCACGGTGGTACTGGCTGACGCGGCGAAGAAGCTGCAAACCCTGCAGGTGCGGCTGACGGCTGGAGAAGTGAAGGACAAGGTTGAACACTTCGAACCCTATGGCCTCACCAGCCACCCGCTGGCGGGCGCTGAGGTGCTGGCCGCGTTCCTCGGTGGGGATCGGTCCCATGGGGTGGTGCTGGTGGCCTCGGATCGTCGTTACCGCGTGCAGGAGTTGAAGCCCGGCGAGGTCGCGATCTACAGCGACGAAGGCGACAAGGTGCACCTCAAGCGCGGACGGGTGATTGAGGTGGTCACCGAGACGTTGAACATCACTGCCAGTAGCGCCGTGAACATCGATACACCGCTGCTCACACAGACAGGGAAGATCGTTTCACAGGGTGACCAGATTGCCGGTGGGGTCAGCCAGATCAAGCACGTTCACGGCGGCGTCATGGCGGGCCCGGGCCAGACCACCGCGCCTGTTCCTGGGGGCTGACGATGATCATATCGGGAACCCTTGAAACCTCGCTTGTTCGGGCTGTGGTGATCAGCCTGTTTACCTGGCGCCGCGCCGCGACCGATGACCCGATTGACGATGACGAGCGCTTCGGCTGGTGGGGCGATAGCTTCCCGGCGGTGGTCGATGACCGGATCGGCTCCCGCCTCTGGTTGTTGCGCCGGGTAAAGCTCACCCGAGAAACCCAGCTCGATGCCGAGTTCTATGCCCGGGAGGCCCTGCAATGGCTGCTCGACGACGGCGAGGTAATTCGCATCGAGATCCGCAGCGAGCGGGCCACGGACAGCCGCCTGAACCTCGGTGTGATTCTGACCATCTCCACGGGCGAACGTCTGGAGATCCACCCAGCAGAGCTATGGCAGGTGATTTATGCCGTTTGAAACCCCTACGCTTCCCGTGCTGGTCAATCGCACGCAAAGCGACCTGGCCGGCGATGCGTTGCGGCGCTCCGATGCTCAGGTGTTGGCCCGAACGCTGAGCGGTGCTGCCTTCGGCCTGTACGGCTACTTGGGCTGGATCGCCGAGCAAATTTTGCCGGACACGGCTGAGGTCGAAACACTGGAGCGGATCGCCTCCCTTCGCCTCAATCAGCCAAGGAAGGCTGCCCAGCCGGCCCAAGGTGCGGCCAGTTTTACCGCGGCTGCTGGTGCGGTGCTGGACGTTGACACCGTTTTGCAGGCCAGTGATGGCCGGGCCTACCGCGTCACTGCACGAGTAACCACGGTTGCCGGTACCAATACTGCAGCGCTTGAAGCGGTGGACGCAGGAACGCTGGGCAACGCGGACGCCGGTCTGGTGCTAAACCTCGTTCAGCCGGTCCAGGGGGTAGCGAACTCGTTCACCGTCCTGGCTCCAGGTCTGCTGGGCGGTGTGGCCCAGGAAAGCGTTGAATCATTGCGGGCCCGCGTCATTCAGTCCTATCGCGTCATCCCTCATGGCGGTTCAGCGGATGACTATGAAACCTGGGCCTTGGAATGCCCCGGCATTACCCGGGCCTGGACCCGGCGGCTGTACCTGGGACCGGGCACCGTGGCGGTGTTTGTGATGCGCGATGACGATGCCGACCCGGTGCCAACGGTTGAACAGCTGGCCGAGGTGAAGCAGTACATCGAACCCCGGCGACCGGTAACGGCTGAGGTGTATGTCCTGGCCCCCACGCGCAAATCGGTGGTGTACAGCATCCGACTGAATCCGGATACCTCTGCAGTACGGGCGGCCGTCGAGGCGCAGTTGCGTGACCTGCATGCTCGTGAGGCAGCGCTGGGTGAGGCCCTTTTGCTGACTCACATCGCCGAGGCCATCAGCGGATCCGCCGGTGAATGGGACCACCAACTGGTGGCGCCGGTTGCTGATGTAGCAGCCGAGCCTAACGAGCTGCTGACGTATGGGGGCTGCCTATGGCTGGCTTAAGAACGGCGCAGCAGTACCGTGCTCAACTCAGGGCGTTGCTCCCTGCGGGCCCGGCCTGGGAGCCTGAGCGCGTCCCTGAGTTGGCGTTAGTGCTGACGGGCTTGGCGCAGGAACTGGCGCGCATTGAGGCCCGGGCCTTCGCCTTGCTGAATGAGATGGATGCCGGCGGCGTGAATGAACTGGTGCCTGACTGGGAGCGGGTGATGGGGCTTCCGGATCCCTGCATTGGGCTTGAACCGGTATTTGAGGACCGCCGTCTGGCAGTGCGCCAACGGCTGACGGCAGTCGGCGGGCAATCCTGTAGCTACTTCGTCGAGATCGCAGTGCGCCTCGGTTATCCCGAGGCCACCATCACGGAGCGCAGGGCTCCACGGTTTGGCCGCTCCCGATTTGGCTCCGCCCACTTCGGTACCTGGTCCGCTCAGTTTATGTGGACGCTCAACACGGGGCCGCGCCGCCGCCTGGGTCGGCGCTTCGGTGCCAGCTATTGGGGTGAGCGCTTCGGGGTCAACCCGAGCGGCGCCCTGGAGTGCGTCATTCGTCGCAGCGCCCCGGCGCATGCACTGGAATCAATCAATTATGGGGTGGGTGTGTAGATGGACTATCCGAAAAGCGTACCGAACGTGGGGCTGGTCAACGGCAAGTTTGTTGACGAGAACACCGCGACCGGGCAAGTCGGCTCGCTGATCCCGTCGAGCTGGGGCAATGCGGTAACTGATGAGCTGCTGAACGTCATTCAGGCCGGTGGTGAGCAGCCAGCAGAGAACGACAATGACCAGCTGTTGGCCGCGATCAAAGTCATTGTGCGGGACTCAATACCACCGGAGAAGATCCGCACGACGCTTGCTGAGTACGGCATTACCGACGCTTATACCAAGTCGGTGACGTACACGAAAGCCGAGATCGAGGCGCTGTTGAAGAACATGTCAGCGCTGCCTGTGGGGGCGATGGTCCCGTTTCCAAAGGGGACTGTGCCGGCGGGCTTTCTGGAGGTTGATGGCAGCGTGCAGAGCGCGGCGGCATATCCCGACCTTTCGGCGTACCTGGGGGCAGCCTTCAACAAAGGCGACGAGGGTGCCGGTAACTTCCGGCTGCCTGATTCGCGGGGCGAGTTCTTGCGGGGCTGGGACCATGGGCGCGGTGTAGATGCTGGTCGCGATGTTGGCTCATTTCAGAAAGGCTCTTTGCAGACGTTTGACCCGAGCAGGAGCAGCCCAAGCGTCACGGGTTTGATCCACACGGGTGCCGACACTGACATTGCAGCGAAGCACAGTTTAGACCCGGCCACGCTAGCGGAATACGGTCAGTCGCAAGTCGTCTCTATCGACAACACAACAATTACGGCAATCGGTACAGCTGGCGGTGTTGTCCGACCGCGCAATATGGCGGTGATGTGGTGCATCAAAGCCTGGAATGCGCCCGTCAATCAGGGAAATATCGACATCGCAGCATTGGCCCCGCTGGCAGCTCAGGCAACTGAGACAAATCAGGGCACAGCTAAACTTGGTACTCAAGAGCAGATCGAAACGGGTACTGATGATTCTGTGATTGTCACACCCAAAAAAATGCGCCTGGGCTTTTCTATGAGTCTGGCTCAGAACGGGTATGTTGTTTTCCCGAGCTGGCTTGGCGGGCTGGTAATTCAGTGGGGTACGGTGTCTGGCATTGTTCCTGATGGCTCACTGAACGTTTCTTTCCCTCGTGCGTTCCCGACTGCGTGTTATTCATTGACGTCTTCTGTGCGCAACACGAACGGCGCGGCGTCAATTGACGAGCACAGCACGCTGCAATGGCGGTCAATGACAAATTCGGGGTTCGTCGCCTGCAGACAGCAAATCAATGATGCGGGGGCCGCCGCTGCAAACTGGGCCGCGAATTACATCGCAATCGGCAAATGAGGGCTGAAACATGAAGGCAGTTTTTCAAAATGATGTTCAGCGCTGGGCGTTCGGCCTGGACGGCCCTGGAGCTATTGAACTCACGAAAGAAGATCATGCGGCGCTTCTGGCTGGGCAGTCAAAAGGCATGGAGATTTCAGTGGGCCCAGATGGTCGCCCGGTCCTTGTCGCGCCCGTGGAGTCGTTACCGGAGCGTCTGCAGGATAACGAGCGCGCTTGGCGTGATCAGGCGCTTGCAGCCGCTTCGGGCATCCGCGATAGGCACAGGGATGAGTTAGAGCTTGAGCGGCCCACGACGCTGACGGGGGGACAGTTCAAGGAGCTGCTTGTGTACGCCCAGGCGCTCCGGGATTGGCCGCAGTCGTCAGACTTTCCCGATGTCCAGCACCGGCCCGTCGCGCCTCCTTGGCTCGATGAGCAAGCCGAATAAACGCCCCGTACTGACGGGGCGTTTTCATTTTTGACCAATGAGGTTTTCCTTATGCCAATCACAACGCAACAGCTGCTGCAGATCCTCCCCAACGCCGGCGCTAAAGCCGGCGTTTTTGTTCCTGCTCTCAACGCTGCCATGAGCAAATACGCGATCATCACCCGCCTACGGATCGCGGCGTTTATCGCGCAGATCGGCCACGAGTCGGGCCAACTGCAGTGGGTTCGCGAGCTGGGTAACGACCAGTACCTGAGCAAGTACGACACCGGCACCCTGGCCAAGCGCCTGGGTAACACCCCCGAAGCGGATGGCGACGGCCAGAAGTACCGGGGCAGGGGGCTGATCCAGGTCACGGGCCGGGCGAACTATGAAGCCTGTAGCGAAGCGCTGTTCAGCGATGCTCGACTGCTCAACACCCCCGAGCTGCTGGAGAACCCAGTCTATGCCGCGCTGTCTGCGGGTTGGTTCTGGCAGCGGGCGGGGTTGAACACCCTGGCCGATAAGGGTGACTTCCTCACCATCACAAAGCGCATAAACGGCGGAACCAATGCCCTGGCGGATCGCGAGGCGCTGTATGAGCGTGCAATGAAGGTGCTGGCGTGAAGGCCCCAGGCTGGTTATTGCCAGCCTGGGCCCTGGTGCTGGGGCTCGCCTTGGGCGGCTGGCTGGCCTGGACGTGGCAGGCCAACGTCTACGGCAAGGCCCTGGCCGAACAGGCCGAGGCGTACAGCACTGATCGCGAGCAGGCCGCCACGGCGCTGATCAACTGGCAGGAAACTCAGCAGGAAGCCCGCCGGGCCTTGGAGGATAGCCTGCTGGTGAATGATGAAACCCATTACAAGGAATTGCGCGATGAACAAGCGAAACAGGCTCGCCTGCATGATCGGCTTGCTACTGCTGATGTCCGGCTGTCAGTCCTACTCAACACCACCGCCTCGGGTGGTGGCGGTGGGGTGTCAGCCACCGCCGGCACCCGCGGCGTGGTTCATGGAGCGGCGAGAGCCGAACTTGACCCAGCGGTTGCTCAACGAATTGTCGCCATCACCGGTGACGGCGATCAAGGACTGATTGCCCTGGCCGCGTGCCAGGACTACGTGAGGAGGGTTACCGCCTCGAAATAGAGATATACGTACTGAGAAGCGGCCATGACCTAGGAATTGAGTGTTTCCCAAAGCTTGTGCAAGGCTTCTAGTACGTTACACATTGCAATTATCAGGGCGATCAGTTTCATGGGTATATCTCGTTGGTTTGATGCCAGATTTGGCGTTAAAGTTTGAAATTAACTTCAAGTTTAATGTGTTTTGGGAAGGCTGAGTTCTTCTGGTTTTTTGGCGAATTTTGGACGCAGATTGACCTCTCCAAGTTATCTTGGTGTTGTTGCGCGGATGCTGTGGCTATGTGTTGTTTAGACTAATGGTGTTTGATGTTTTGCGTCAAGGGCGATATTGAAAATACTCAATATTTATAGATTATCGATGCTGAGGGCCCGCAAATGCTGGGCGGGTTTAAGACTAACAAAGTAACAGGCTAACAAAGTAACAGACTAACAAAGTGACAGACTAACAAGCTAACAAGCTACCAAGCTACCAAGCTACCAAGCTACCAAGCTACCAAGCTACCAAGCTACCAAGCTGCCAAGCTATCAAAATAACAGGCTAACAAACTAACAAACTAACAAACTAACAAACTAACAAGCTAGCAGGCTTAAAAAAGTAACAGGCGCAAGAACTGAGAGGCTGACAACCTAGCAGGTTAGCAAACTAGCAAACTAGCAAACTAGCAAACTACGAAGTCACAGCCTTGGCTGCACCAGCTCAGGACCTTGATTTTTGACGTTCCCCACCTCAGCACCAACCCGATACCACTCAAAGTCTTCCGTCGGTCGGCACATCTTTAGCGCTATCTCCTCGGCCCGCTCAGAAGGTAGCTCAGGGTCCAGCCATTCGTTGGCATGCTCGGGAGAAAGCACCAGGGGCCGGCGATCATGGATATCGATCATTCCCTGGTCGCTAGCGGCGGTGATGATCACGAAGCCATCGTCCTCATGCGGTTCTATGTCTGGGTGCACCTGGGCCAGCGCTGCAAAAAACATAGGTCGTTGGCTTTTCAGCCTGATGAAGTAGGGTTGCTTCTTCTTCGGATCGGCCTGGTCTTTCACCCATTCGAACCATCCTTCACTGGGCACAATCGCTCGCCCACTTGGCCAAAGCTGCTTGAAGAACTTCCCTGTCGTCACCGTTTCTACTCGGGCATTGATGGGGGCTGGCTGTTTCCCAAGCGCCCAGAAGGGCGCCCATCCCCAGCGCACCGCGTCAATGTGCAGCCCATCCTGTGCCCCATGCAGTATCTGTACTCGGGTCGATGGGGCTACGTTGAATCGATTGATAGGTTGCGCGTCGTAGCCGCTAAAAAGCTCGCGCTGCGGACTCAGCTCCTCGATGAAAATCGCCATCCCCTCGTACTGTACAAATCGTCCACACATCTGTGCCTCCCAATGCCGATTGCATGGCTTTCACTCAGCTGGTTTCTTAACTGTAGACATCCTGGAGTGGCCTAGGATCGGCTGGCGGGATTCCGCCTGTCAGAATGTACTGAGGCGCAATTGACGGTAACCAATTGGTCTATTTAACTGTACGTTCGTACAGTTCTGGAAGTCGTGCGTCATGAGTTTCACAATCGAAGGCCCTATTGCGGAGGGCGGCTTAAAGCTGCCTCTCTGCCTCTTTCATGTGCCTGCCGGGTTTCCATCACCGGCGGCAGATCACATCGAAGCCCATATTTCTCTCGATGAAGTCCTGAACATTCGTGCGCCACACGTTTACCTGGTGTCGATCACCGGGGAGAGCATGCAGGGGGCGGGGATCTTCGATGGAGATCTGGCCGTCGTTGATCGCTCAATTGAGCCGGCGCATGGCCACATCGTGGTGGCCCTCCTGAACAATGACCCGGTCTGCAAGCGGCTATCTATCCGGGGAAAGGATGTAGTCCTGCTTTCTGAGAACGCCAAGTACCCACCACGTTACATCCTGGAGGGGGACGAGCTGTCGATCTGGGGCGTGATCATTGGTAGCGTGCGTAGTCATGTCTAAGGCCGCGCCTGTCTTCGCGTTGATCGACTGTAATAGCTTCTATGCAAGTTGTGAGCGTGTCTTTCGTCCTGACCTGGCCAGGGTTCCTATCGTTGTTCTATCAAACAATGACGGGTGTGTGATCGCTCGCAGCTATGACGCGAAGCCCCACGTAAAAATGGGCGAGCCTTACTTTCAGATCAAGCACAAACTTAAGCAGCACGGCATTGTTGCGTTTTCTTCGAACTATGCCCTCTACGGCGACATGAGCGAGCGGGTGATGTCGCTGATCGAATCGATGGTACCGGTAGTCGAGGTGTACAGCATCGATGAAGCCTTCGCAGATCTCACGGGAATCAATAGCCTTGACCAGTTCGGCCGCCAGATCCGGGCCCAGGTGCTGCGCTGTACAGGCATTCCGGTTGGTGTAGGGATCGCACCTACAAAGACGCTCGCCAAGTTGGCCAACCACACTGCCAAGCGTCTACAAGCGCACACTGGGGGCGTTGTAGATATTACCGATCAGGTGAAGCGAGATTGGGTGTTGCGAAACACTGATGTCGCCGAGGTGTGGGGTATCGGCCGGCGGATGAAGGCGCATCTGGACGGGATGGGAATCAAGTCTGCTATGGACCTGGCCAAAGCCGATCCGTGGACGTTGCGCAAAAATTTCAGTGTCGTGATCGAGAAGACGGCCCGGGAGTTGGCGGGCACACCGTGCCTGGAACTGGACGAGCCAGATCCGCCGAAACAGGAGATCTGCTGTAGCCGGATGTTTGGGAAGCGGCTAACCGAGTTGGCCCCTATCAAGGAGGCGGTTGCTACTTACATGATGAGAGCCTCGGAAAAACTACGGGCTCAGAACTCATTGTGTAAGAAAATCCGCGTCAGCATTCGCACGGGCATGTTTAACCCCGAGGAAGCCAAGTATACAAACGGTGTCCTGGTAGAACTGCCGTATCCAACCAATGATGTCCGGCTCATGACGAAAATGGCTGTGGAAGCGCTGGACCGCGTTTTCAGACCGGGTTTCAAATACAGTAAGGCCGAGGTCTTATTACTGAATTTATGCCAGCCAAGCGAGTACACCGGCGATCTCTTCGCCGTGGCGCAACCATCGGAAACCGACAAGGTGATGAAGGTCTTGGACCAAATCAACAATCGCTGGGGGAGGGGTACACTCCGCACTGCCAGTGTCCCTACCAACCCAGATTGGGGTATGCGGCGGGAGATGATGAGCCAGAGCTTTACCACTAAACTTGATCAGCTTTGGCAGGTTTCTTGTCGGTAATGCCTGAAATTTTGACTATGTGTCAGTTCTTCAAATTTGAACTCGAGCTATTGGTGAGCCCACAAAGAGGTCGCGATATCCGGTCAGATAGTATTTGTTTGGCTCCTTTTTTTTTGTGCTTTCTGAGTTTTCACGAGTCAAGTTCGCCAGCAAGGAGGAATTAATTAGAAAGGCATTCGCACGAGGAATGTTTTTTTCTATTACACCTGTTTGTTTGTGGATGGTTTCAAAAGAGGCCATTGTATATGGTGTTTTGTTATCTCTTGCTGCAGCATAATACAACATGAGTTTCAGTGCGTTTAGTTCGCAAATAGTCCTTTTCTGAAAAAGCTTAAATGCAGGAATACTTGTTCCTCCTCCATATCCGTATAGAGCGCGTGCGGGAAGCTTGCACCAGTTTCCAACCTCGTAATCTGAAATGGAGTAGCGACTTTTTCTCCCTATTGTTTCCTTTGAAATTCGTTCGGTATTTAAAAGTGCCTCGATCCCGGAGGAAACAAGAGCTCGGCTGAGCCCAGTAATCTCCATAAGTGCGTTATAAGTCAGTTCTGCCTCTAACCTAAACGAAGGGGAGCTTTTTTCCTCAGCTTGTGTTACCAGCGCGATATAAATTTGCAATGCGGCAATAGCTGCTGATTTGCTAGCGACCCCATTGGAAGCCCAATTGAAGTTCTTAAGACCACCTTCTCGAATCCATCTCGAAGGCATCCGCACCCAGGGAAGAATCCTCATGTCAAGCCCCTCCTTTTTTAGAAAGTACGATGATCGCTATTAGTGCGGCAAAGGAAAGAACCAACGGAACCAAACGGTCGGCATTTGGAGCCAGAGAGTTAAGTGCTTCGATAATGTTATGGAGATTTTCCATCGCGAAATTCCTTAGGTCGTTGCGATGGGCTGACTTTGAACGATGCAGGAACCTCTATCTAGAATAAGGTGATCGTGTGAAAAGTAAAATTTTGTTAAAAAAACGATTAAAATCATATAGATATGATTTTTTTGTACAGGTCATAATGAATGTAAATCGGTTCATGAACGAGAGTTTTTTGACTTTTTAAATCAAGGAGTGTACGTATTTTGTACGTACATCTGGAGGCGCTATGGATCCGGCAAAGGAAAAAAAGACATACCAAATTAGGGTGGATGCAGCGCTCCTGAAGGCTTTTTTGGAGCTTGCCAAATCAAACGAGCGATCACCAGCTGGCGTAATAAGGGAGTTTATGCGGGAGTACATAGAAAAAAACACGTTGCGGCGTGCTCCCTGGGAGGGGAGCGAAAAAGATATTCCGTTCTAG